CCAAGGGTTACGGCCACAGTAAGGGGCATACGAACTCCGTATCCAATAACCACCGTGATCAGGAGCAGCCAGACAGCCAGGTATCCTACACGACGTTGAACAAGGAATACGATGGAGATTAAGAGGAGTAGAGCTGCTACGGCTGTATCTACGTTCGCCTTCATTAATTCAGTCAAAGATATTTATATCATACAGAGGTCACGGTGCTTCCAATGGGGACAGTGTCGGCTGTTCCTGCGACACCGCTTCCGTTGAACGTGTATCCCGCACGGGGCTGCTGGAGGGCCAGCGTGCCTCCACGATGCTTACGACGACGTCCTGCTGTCTTCTTGGAGGAACGGCGACGACGACGACCGCCTGCAAGGGTATTGTTTCCACCACGATTACCTACTCCGCAATCCTTTGCTGTGTCCGAGTCCCATAGCGCATTACCAGCATTGGGGCCACCGACACTCGAGAGGACAGAGCCGCCAAAGCCGTAGCCACCACCCTTCTTAGTGAAGACATGACGACGATGGCGACGACCAGCCTTCTTCACTTTCTTTGTAGTGTGGAGTTTACGAGCCATTTGTATTTGTCAGAGAATCTATTACTGGCGTCCACGTTCCATCATCGTTCTGAACGCACTCTAGGGCAAACACTCTGCCAAATGATCTCAGAGTTTTGGAAAGAGCCATTGTTCTGACTCGAAGATACCCTACATCGGCAACCTTGTAGACGTCGGGAATATCTGTAGCCACAATCTCATACTTCAACGCTTCCTCCTCCTTTTTCTTACATTCGGCAAACACACCTTTCTCGCCTTCCATATTGCTGTAATACTCGTAACCCCGAATATCGGTGATATCATCGCGGAGTCGGATAGCCCGCGTCTCAAATTCGGGACAAGGGGTATGGAGTGCAAAAATAGATTTCAACATAGCCTGTCTTGCACCAAATGTGGTATTCATAAACAAAGGAGTTCCATTCAACATCCACGCATCTGCTAGAAACACATGCGTAGGTGTATACTCGACACGAAGAATCGTATCCTCAAAACACCGTTCGTCCCATACGAGCCGAACAGGCTGGGCAACAGCATTCTCCTTCCTGGGAACCCAAAGAGCAATTGGTTTTGAATCTTCATCGCGCGTCAGACACAACCATCCTGGAATCCCTCCTCCCTGAGGAGCCTTCACTGAATAGTTCCCGACTTTCCCTTGGCGGGTTAAGCGGACTGCAGGATCCCACTTATACAGGCTCTTCAACCGATTCATTACCTAGTATACCGCATACTGTGAAAACGCCTACTGTGGCGGCGCCGCCTTCCCTCCCGAGAATCCTACGCGGTCTACATCTCGTGTTTCGATCGGGGGAGGGAGACCAGAGGCATTAGGCTTGTTCGGCTGGGGCATATCATAGACTGGAGATGCCGCCATGCCCTGAGCCTTGTTGGACTGAACAATTGGCGGCGGCATATCGTAGGTTGGAACACTCATGGCTTGGGGCATCTCGCGAGCCATAGAAGACTGGGGCTGAGGCTGAGGCTGGACCTGTGACTGAGGTGGCGGGGATACGGGCGGCGGCGGAGTTGGGAGGATAGGAGCCGATACGACTTCGGGAATAATAGGCGGTGCGCGATCGACATACACGATCTTCGGCTTGGGCGGCTGGATGAGGCGAGATACCCAGAACACACCCACGTGAAGAATGACGACAACCATAATTGTTGAAAATGCGAGATACACGATATCAGAGATCTCCATGCAGTGCTGAGTTATTCTATTGAAAGTTTTGTAAGACCTAAAATTAAACACAAGCGCAATGTCGTCCGACCCTGTACCTGCTCCTGCTCCCGAAACTACTGTGCCTGTTGATTCTGCCCCCGCTCCCGCTCCCGCACCCGCTACAGAGGTAGTGGCGGTGGCGGTAGTGAAGGCTGCCGTGATCGACTTTGCCAATAAGTCTGAGCTTGTGAAGTTTGTTATTCAGAAGATCGCTGAGGTAGAGATTCTCGCCGACCGCTCGGACGAGGATAAGGCGAAGTTTATTGTGGAAGAGGTGAAGAAGGCCATTCGTGAGTCTCCTCTATCCGATGAGCAGAAGACTCAGCTTGTTGTGTGGTGCGATGTTGCGCTTCCCTATGTCATTGAGGCAGTCAAGCTCGTGAAGGCCGAACTCGGGAAGGTTGCGAACGTTGCACTGGCCGAGGTGAAGAAGTGCTGCCCGTCGTGGTTTTCTGCGAAGAAGCCTGCTCCGTCGGCGTAAACAGATCATCGTTCTCGGAAAAGGAACCGTCCACATACTTTTGCACCACAACCTCCTCTCTGGAATCAATCCGATCCAAAACATTGGGGTATGGAAACATCTCAATTTTTACCGATCCGTCCGCTTGAGGATGAAGGGTTCGACATGTTCTTTCGTGTGGATTCAAACACTGGGTTCCACACCAAAGAAAACTAGTTGTATACGAAATCGTGGGTTTCATATAGACCATCCCCAACTTCGTGATACGATACATTTGTATAGGTAAGCGCGTTACGTTTAAACTAAACATACATTAGACCCAGAGTTACCGCGAAAAAGACCGCGGCGTGGAGGAGGAGACCGAATCCTGTTGGCAGGCCGTTCTCAAAGATGCGGAATGTAGTATACGGTCCCGTCATAGACGTCACAAGACCGTCCATGACGCGAAACGTAATGGGGTTGGCCAGGATGTAGAATAGGAGACCCTGGAACGCCGAGATCTGGAGTTTCTGTGCAGCAGTAGGACCAGCCATTCTTTTTATTACTTATTCTCTAGCTTGGAAAGTATTGCGCGTAGCCTGTATTGTTTCCAGTAATTGAGGAATTTTTGCCAGCATCGGCGGAATTGCCGCTTCATCCCTCTTAGCAGGTTCACGAGAATCCACAGGTTCAGTGACAAACAGAATGGCTGTCAACAGGAACGTCTGTTTCGCCCGTGAAGTCCCTGGCTCCCATCGTAAACAATAAAGCTTGAATAGGGCTTCGACATACGTATTGCTCTGGGCATTAATCACATCCCAGATCATCCAGATGAGATGTTTCGCATACTTAGAGGAATAGTAAGGACTCTTCCGTTCCGCGACCATAACGGCCTGCTTTGTGCGCTTCTTTTGTTCGCGAGCGTATGCCAGAATCCATGAGAGCCAGTAAAAAGCTCGTTGGGTATCGCGCGTCTGAATCGAAAAGCAGAACTCGTTGAAAGGAATCTTGAGTTCAAACGGATCGTCAGCTTTCAGGAACGGGGCGCTCACCATCTGTGATGTTGCTCGCAGGTTTTCCCTGACTGTCTCAGGTAAGAAATCATGCTCGGCCTTAATGGTCGGGAGCGTAATGGTCTTCTGCTTTTTTGCCGTAGCCAGAACCACCGCAACTTCACAGACTAGAAGACGTGCATCATCACGATTACGGATCTCTGTCATGGTGTGAAGCGTATACATCTGTTCAATTTCGGCGAACCGTTCATATTGACTAACTAGATAGGTGAAGATATTGGGACAGGAACGGTGAACATAGAGCGACGCTGCTTCAAAGAACGTGGTCCACATCGAGTGCACAAGACCTGAACATAGGAGTTCCAGAGTCCAGTAACAGGCATAATCGGCGTGACCCAACTGAATGCTTTGAAGAAGTGATTTGTTCGCAAGTTTACGGGCGTGACCCGAGAAGGTAAATGTTTGAAAATCTACTACACTCCTTGTGTCGTAGATTTGCATTCTATATATTGTGTTGGGGTGGGAGGGGATTAGAACGTGTAATACGCAGGGGATCCGTTAGCCTGTATTCCCGAGTATGCAATAGACGTTCCAATACCTGCCTGGAGATAATAGGTATTGCTTCCAGCATTGAAAACACCATTTACAGATGTCAGTGTGTAGTTCACTGGACTGTTGTTCTTAACAACCCAGTAAGTTCCTGCAGGAGGAAGGGTAGTAGGAAGTGTAACTGTAATGTTCGATGCAACTGTCATTAAACTGAAATATGTAGCAGCTACATCAGTCGTGAGTGTCAGCGATGACCCCGAAGATATACCTGAAATATTGAGAGTAGAAATCACTGGACCAGATGCCCGAATGGTTCCTGCTACATCCAGTGCTGCTGACGGAGTCCTTCCAACACCTAGCCATCGGTTAGAAAGATCAGCCTGGAGAGTAGGGAGGGTGGTATTCGTGGAGTACAAGACAAAATTATTGTTAGAGGCTGGACTGTATCCAGGATTGTTTCCGAGATAAATAGCGTTTGTTACAGTCAGATTTGACTCGCCCGCATTACTTCCAATCGCAATGACTTTGGACCCTCCGAGTCCTGCAGTTACAGAGGTGCCTAACGCAACACAGTCTGGTCCAGATGTTTTCGCAAAGCTTCCAATCGCAATGCTATTAGTACCAGTGTTACTTACCCCTGTTAAAGTACCAATAGAGATAGAATCGGTTCCTGCTGCGCGTGCCCGCATTCCTACAATGATTGATTGGGTTCCTACGACGTATCCACTGCCAGCAGAGGCAGGAAAGGCACCTGCGCCAGAACCAATCACAATTGCATTCGCGACATTCGTGACTGAAGTTCCATATCCAGCTCCAGCACCTATGTATATGTTGGATGCTCCGCGATTACCTCTTCCTGCATTGGATCCAATCGCCACCAGATTTATTCCTGTAGAAATGTTCTGATATCCCGCATAGGATCCAATCGCATCTACATTGGATGCAGCATTGGACCATGCTGCATAATATCCCATAGCATTCACATAGGAACCCCTATTGGATTCACATGCAAAATGCCCAATTGCATTCACAAAACTTCCACTCTGCCTCTCGCCCGCATGGTATCCTAGGAACGTATTAGAAACTCCCCCAGATCCATAACCTGCAGATCCACCAATCGCAATGAGTTGTGCTCCCTCACCGCTTCCCATTTCACTGTAATCGTATCCAGCAAAGTTTCCGATGGCGATATTGGATCTTCCTCCAAGAGCCATATTAGGACCAATTCCAATCAATCCAATCGTGCCGTCTATTTTTAGATTTTGGCCATTGAGATTTTGGACTCCACTGATCGTTCCGACCGTCAAAATACTGTTGGACATCGTGACTCCGCCAATAGAGTTCGAGGATGTGGAAGGAGAACTGAACCGATCGGATGTATTGATCTGGCCCGCTACATCAAGAGGAAAAGATGCTGAATTTTTTCCGATTCCGACAAAGCCTGTATTGCGAGACACAAAGAAGGAGTTTACTGTTCCGATATCACCTAAGCCTGGTCCCGAACTAATGACTAACCCATCAACAGCCTGATCCCAGCCAAGACCCAAATATGGAGTCTGGGCGGTATTGCAGCTCCACGTAATAAACCCTGTCCGTCCTCCAGACGATAAGATGTTGACTGCATAATTGCACGTATTCGCGGTGAAGTTTCCTACAAGAAGTTTGCTCCGAGCTGTGAATTGTCCAGTGACTTGGCCATTGCCTAAGATATCGAGAGGCATCGTGGGAGCCTTACCAACTCCTAACCAATTGGATCCCATATTCACCTGAAGAGCTGGAACTCCAGCAGTCGTAGAGTAGAGCAGGAACGTATTCGCACCGTTAGCAGTTGTTCCTGGGTTTGATCCCAAATATACGCAGTTAGACCATGTTGAGTCTGCGGCCGCATTGCTACCTGCATTGGAACCGAGTGCTACGACGTTCGAAGCCGTGTTGTTCCCTAGAACGTTGGCTCCAAGTCCGATCTGGTTCGTTACTGAGCAAATGGTTGTCATGAGTCCGTTGATGGAGGATAGACGTGCGAGACCGAATCCAGCCATATTCACTGTCTGAAGTGCGGGGTTGATTGACCATGAAGCAGAATCAATTGTTCCTGGAGGTACCCAGGATGCTTCGCCTGTTGCACTTATCACAAGCTGAGTGTTTACCGCTCCCGCTGTAGTCGGCCACCTTACGCCGTTTAGCGCACTTAGGGTAGTTGTTCCTGTAACCCTGAACGTTCCCGAAACGTCTAGACTCGTTGTAGGAGACACAGTTCCAACACCCATCCGACTGCCAGCAGCATCCACGCGAACAAATGTTTCGGAAGAGATAGTGTTTCCATTCTTGATACTTAGACCGTAGTTTCCTCCTTCATAGCTACTCATTAAGCTCTGAACCACTGTTCCTCCGCCGCCTCCACGAGTTGCAAAGGAAACAAGTGTCCGATTTTCTGTAGTCAATCCACCCCCTGTCGGAATAAATCCAGCTTCCAGATACAGACCTGCAGTCACATTTGATGTATCATTTCTAGCAATGCGCACACCGTTCAATCCAGCACTGGTTGTTTGGACATCAAGGCTGTACAACGGTGCACCGCCAACACCCAGACGCCGATTCGCGAGATCTGCCTGGAGAGCTGGGGCAGTGCTTACAAGTGATTGGACCACAAGAGTATTGGATGTTGCGGGTGTGTATCCTGCATTGCTGCCGATGTAGATATTATTTGCAAGATTGGGGAGATTGGTTCCTGCGTTGGTTCCGATGGCTATTACATCCGCAGCGTTCGTTCCCCCACCGACGTTTGATCCAATCACTATCGTTTTCGGCCCGACAGCATAGGCACTGACTCCAATCGCAATTGATCCAGTGCCTTCACTATATGCTCCAGTTCCAATCGCAATTTGGTCTTCTCTATTCTGAGCTGTACTTGATTTTGTTCCAATATTGATAGAACGATTTCCTATATTAGCGTTCCCGTTCGTGGCTATCCCAGTAAGTGAACCAATGACTATCGCATTACAAGAATTTGAATTAAATGCTGGGCCCTGACCATTCCCTGCTCGTGCACCTATGTATATGTTGGATGCTCCGTGATTACCCCTTCCTGCATTGGATCCGATCGCAATCAGATTTGTTCCTGTATTAACGTTGCCCGCTGCAGCCTCCCACCCCATCGCATCTACAAACGACGCTTGATTTCCGAGTGCTGCTGAAACGCCGATTGCATTTACAAATGACGCATTATTCACTTGACCTGCGAGAGTACCGATAAAGTTATTACATGAACCAGTTGATGAATTACCAGCATTCGGTCCAATGCAGGTATTGTTTGAACCTGATAAAAATGCTGCAGCACCAGGACCTATACCGACTGTTCCTGTTCCCGCGTAGCTTGCACCAGCAAACTGTCCTAGGAATACGTTTACTGATCCAGCGGGAAGTGCTGCTTCGCCAAACTTTTGACCAATGAATATCACTTGATTTGCAGAATCAAACCTTGTTTCAATACCATTTAGATTGGTGAGACTGTTAATTCTTCCGACTGACAGAATACTGTTGGACATCGTAACTCCGCCAATAGAGTTGGAGGAAGCCGCTGGGGACGTGAAGTTGGATGCTTGTGCTGAACCGTTGACGTTCAGCGTGTATCCTGCTGTATTTGTTTGGCCCGCAATCGTCACCTGGTTCTTGGAGAGGTCGCCATAGATCAGAGGAGAGCCAGCTGTCTGTGAATAGACCACGAGAGAGTTGGACACGTTGGACGATCCGCCAGGGTTGCTTCCAAGGAAGATGTTATTCGGACCTACACCAGTAGTATTCAGACCTACTGCTCCTGCACCTGGGCCGAACGCCACAATATTGGATGCAAAGTTGTTCGAAAGAACTCCAGCTCCAAGTCCTACCTGCGCAGACGCCGAAACAAAGACTGCTGACACATTGTTGAAGGATGTGATTCCCGTGATTCCATAAATCCCCTGCAGACTGATGGTAGAATTCGCTAAACTCTGTGCCCAGTTCTGGAGACCAATGGTCGTAAGCGATACCCAGGAAAGTATCCTGCCAGTAGGATCTACCGACAAGACCGTATTTCCAGTCGCTGGCGAATTCCATGTGAGACTGTTCAGTGATGTAAAACTCAGATTTCTGAAGAGTGTTTGACCACAGACCGTGAGATTCTGACTGAGAACTGCCGATGTTAGAGTGGCTGGAGCCGTCACATTCAGCCCCGTATTTACCGTTGTAGACCCCAGAGTTGTGGTGGCGCTACCAGCATTCAGCACACCTGTTGCAGTTAACGTAGTCGTGCCCAAAGATGTTGCGGTAGCGTTTCCAAGGGTAGTCTGACCTGTAACTCCTAGAGTTCCTCCAACTGTTACTGCATTCAGAGCTGCTGTTCCAGTGGACCCGATCGTTATTCCTGTAATGTTCGTTGCATTCATGCTCGTCAGAGTCGTATTTCCAATGACATTGAGGGTTGTTGGCACGATGATCGAATTGAGAGTCGACTGGCCTGCCGACGTAATGGTTCCAGTGGAAGCAAGCGACGTAGCAGTTAAGGCTTGAGTATTTGTGGCGCTAAGTGTTGTTATCCCCGTGACTCCTAGCGTTGTTGGAATGTTCACTGCATTGAGTGTAGCTGTTCCTGACGTATTGATTGCGGTTGTTGCATAAAGAGTGGTAGATGACAGCGTTGTTGCCACCGCATTGGGAAGCGTTGCGACTCCTGTTACATTAAGAGTCTGGCTGATAGCAACCGATCCAGATACGTCTAGAGCTGTAGATGGAGACTTTCCAATACCCAACTGCATATTTGAGACATCACCCTGTAAGAAGGGAAGACCGCTCGTGGTAGAAAATACCGTGAACCTGTTGTTGTATGCCTGTGCTCCTCCAGGATTGCTGCCAAGATAAATGAGATTGCTTCCAGACGAACCAACAGCTGCACTTAGCCCAATAGCAATAATACCGTTACCAGTTGTTCCTGTTAGCACGTTTGCTCCGATACCGATATTATTCGACGTTGAATTAAAATTTAGACGAATTCCATTGATTCCTGAAAGACTTGTGAACTGCTGATTATTCATATACACTGGCCCGTTTGGAGCTACCAACCACCATCCGCTGAGAGTCGCAAATATAGGAAATGGAGCCCAGAATGCTATTCCAGGATCCGAGGATATCGTGAGAGATTGTCCAGGAGTGCCCGCAATTGTTGGCCACGTCACAGCATTGAGACGTGAAACTGCTGTTTCTGCAAGATTCGTAGTTCCCTGATTGCTGAACGTGCTGTTCATCGCGATCGGTGCATTTGTTGCGAGAGTGATTCCTCCAAATACGTAAATATTCGAACTTGAGAGGGTTCCCTGTGTCACTAGTGAGCATATTGTTGTTAGTCCCCTCGATACGATACTTGAGGTGACTGTGAGTGCCGACAATGTGGTAAGTCCAGACACGCTCAGAGTATTCACTATTCTGGCAGCTGAGAGAGTTGCAACACCAGACACAGTCAAGGACTGCGAAATAATCGAGCTTCCAGATACATCAAGCGCAGCAGTTGGAGCCTTGCCGATTCCAAATAGGATATTAGACATATCGCCCTGTAAGAACGGAGCAGAGGGGGTAGTGGCGTATACGAGGAGGGTATTGGGAGCAGATGCAGCATATCCACTCGGGTTGGTGCCTATGATAATACTGTTTGAGTATTGGTTATTGGATCCCGCATTCCTTCCGATAAAGATTGAGTTGGCTCCCGTGTTATACTGTCCAGCATTCGTGCCAATACCAACGACGTTACTTCCTGAATTTGACCATCCCGCATTGGATCCGATAGCCACTACAAGTGATCCTGAATTCGTTGAGCACGCACCCTCTCCAATCGCTACGACTGAATCACCCTTGTTTGACCATCCTGCAACTTGGCCGATCGCGGTTAAGTTAGACCCCGTATTGGAGGATCCAGCATTATATCCAAATGCATTCAAGTAACTCCCCGAGTTATTCACTCCCGCATTGGATCCAATCGCATTCACATAGGATCCAGTATTCCCCTGGGCTGCCGAATATCCAAGAGAATTCACGTATAACCCGCGAACACCCGAGCTTACTCCAAACGAGATATACTGTGAAACATTATTCAACACGACAGGAACATTGTTTAGCCTCGCAAGACCAGATATGCTTTGGAGAATAGATACAGCTGATACGGTAAGGTTTCCTATAACTCCAAGAGTCATTGCTGACAGCGTTGTCATGTAAGCGTTTGTTGAAAATAGGTTGAAAGCGCTCAGAGTGTTGGTGACCGTGACATTTGAAAGAGTTGAGAGACCTGATACCGAGAATGCTCCAGAAACATTTGCCGTGCTTGCCGAAAACGTGGTGACAAGACTGTTTGGTGAAAATATGTAGACTGAGCTGAGAGTGTTCTGGATATTCACATTCGAAAGAGTTGAGACACCCGACACATTGAATGCCCCTGAAACATTGGCTGTTAGAGCAGAGAGGGTGTTCACGAATCCGTTAGAAGAAAATACGTAAACTGAACTGAGAGTCGATGTTACATTCACATTTGTGAGAGTAGAGAGTGCAGACACGCTAAAGGTTGCCACCGACAGTGTTGTCACCCTTCCAATCGTGGAGATGATATTGGATGTTGTCAGTGTGTTTGTTACCGATGCTGCGGAGATAGTTGCGAGTCCACAGATATTGAGTGTCGTGTTTGTGAGGGTCCCCGACACCGACACTGTCGTTGCAGAGAGGGTGATGATCGTCGAGTTTGACGAAAAGAGGTTGACTGCACTCACTGTGTTCGTGATATTGACATTTGAGAACGTAGAAAGACCTCCTGCGCTCAAGGTTGTTGTAGTGATGGTGGGAGCATACAGCGTAGTAGCCGAAAGGGTTCCTGTCACCGTTGTAGAACTTAATGTCAAGAGTCCAGATATGTTGACCGCTCCCGATACATTGAGACTGCCGAGTATAGAGAGTCCAGACACGCTGAACGTCTGAAGAAATCCTGAGCTGGCTGTGACACTTCCCGAGAAGATACCGCTTCCAGCAACATCAAGCGCAGCCGAGGGGTTAGTTCCAATACCCAGCTGTCGTCCTGAAAGATCACCAAAGAGGAAAGGAATTGCTGTATTAGTCGAATAGACGGTGAGTGAATTTGCCTGTGCAGGTCCCGAATAACCCGTTACAGTATTACCTACGAAAACCGTATTTGAAAACGCATTTCCCCGACCAGCATTGCAGCCAATCGCAATCACGTTTGAATTACTGCTCAAGTATGCTGCGCCCGTTCCCAGACCTATCACTGTCGATCCTGAGCTAACGTAGCCAGCGGCGTTTCCAATAAATATGTTGCCAGAAGCAGTGCTAGTATTTCCAGCAGCACCTCCGATGCAGATATTGCCCGACCCTGTTAAAAATGCTCCAGCACCGTCACCTATACCGATTGTTCCTGTTCCAGTATAGTCTACACCAGCATACTGTCCTAAAAATACATTTGTTGATCCAGCAGGGAGATTGGAGGTGCTAAACCTCCTTCCAATAAATATCACTTGGTTCGTAGAATCAAACCTTGCTTCGAGACCATTTATATTGGAAAGACCCGTAATTGCCGACAAATTGGCGGTCGTTCCAGAGAAGGCACCAGATACGTTCAGATTGGACACTATATTGAGTGAACCACCAATTATTACGTTCGATGAGAAGTTACCTGCTCCAGACACATCTAGGGCATACTGAGGATTGGTGTTCTGGATTCCGACGTAAGGAATATTAGAGCTACGAGCAATAAAGAGGGCAGTTCTGTTCAAATCAGCGGTACCGTAATTGGTTCGCATGGAAAAACCGTCTAAGGATGCGTCATAGCCAATTCCGACATATGGAACTCCAAAGCTCGAATTGTAGAATGATGCGAATGCAGTCGTCCCCCCCGTTCCTGCAACGTTCAGACGGTAATTACAGGGTGTTCCCGTGAGTCCAATATTGGCTGACCCATTCACGGTGACATTCGAACCAAACGTTGCCGCACCTGTATTCGACTGTGTTCCTGCGACAGTGATATTGGACCCAAACGTTGCGATTCCTCCGTATGTTGATATTCCTGAGACAGATAAGGCATTCTGAACCTGAGCCGCCGAAACCGTTAATAGGCCTGAGACGGTCGTTGCTGATGTAATGGATACCACACCGTTCACTGTCATTCCTGAAGCAGTCACTACCGAATTTGAGATACCCACCCCTCCAAGTGTAGAGTTGCCAGCGGTTACGTTACCATTACTTAGCAACACTCCCGCAATTGAGCTGCTAATCGTTGCAGGGGTCGAGATTGAACCGCTCACTGTGATCGTCATGCTTGGTGAAAAAAAGTTGCTGCTCGTCAGTGTCCACCCCGCAATATTGTTCGTGGTCAAGGTAGCGTTGGAAATGTTTCCAGATGAAAATCGAACATTTCCCATTATGCTCGGCCCCACTCCGCTGCTTGTAACATTTCCGATAATGTTGGCATTTCCTCCTACGCTTATATTGTTGAGAACGTTGGCTAAACATATATTCGTGATCTGCCTGCACAAGTCATATGTGAGACCAGGATCTCCTACCGACTCTCCGACTCCGTCTCCAGTTAGATCCCAGTTGAATGTTATCTGTCCGCATAAACCTCCAACTGCTTGTGCGGGTCCAGTAGGTCCCATAGGTCCAGTAGGACCCGCGCCAGATCTCCAGTACATAGAACCTAATCCATCAATGATGAGATATTGACCTGAAGCACCAGCCGTCGCAGGAAACGTCTGACCATTTACCTGGTTCAGATTAATGATGGAATTGTTCGCCATGTTAATGTTGGCGACCGCGGGGGAGAGTCCGAGACCTACGGATCCTCCGCCGAGATTCTGAATGTTCTTTCCGAACACGCTGCTCATTACTTAGAAAAGTAGACAAGATATTGATACTCGTAACCCACTGGCGTCATGTCCACCATTTCGTGCCTTGTGAATCCCGCCGAGCGGACAATATCCAGCATGGCATCGATCTTCGGCATATAGAGACGGTGATTGTTTTCGCGATACCGTTTGGGATCATCAAACTCAAACACCTCTTCGAACCGCGCATCGTCCGTGTCGGGATCCTTGACAAAGCGGCTCTTGTATTTGAACTTATCGAAAAAGATATCGGAATCAATGACTCGTTCCTTACTGTATTTTTGAACAGAGAACGCCATGAACGGCGAGGCCGCGTCAAGAATCGGGTCGAACTTGTTAGGGTCGACCAAGTGTAGGACAAGGATACCGCCAGGTCGGAGCCACGAATAAATATTATCAAGAACCATCTTGGGATTCTGGAACTGGTAAATGGAGAAATAGAGCATCAGGGCGTGAGAGTATGATTTGGGCGGGAACGTTTCGGCCCGCGTGACATCGCCCTTGTAGAACCGTCCGCTCTTACATTTGTCCCGCGCCTTCTTCAGCATTTCGTCCGACAGATCGAGACCAACAATATCAATTCCGTCCTTGCACATCCAGTCGACGTGAGGCCCCGTTCCGCAACAGACGTCGAGAACTTTTGTTTCAGTCTTTGGCCAGTCGGCGAGGGCGTTCTCACGAATACTCGCCTTTTCAAAGGAAACACGCTCGGGGGTGGTAAAGAGTTTGTCATAAACATTGGCGTAGAACTCGTCATAGATAGCCTCATAATCTTCGTATGTCTCGGTCTCGCCATCTGCCTCCTCTTCATTCTCGAATCCTTCGCGACCGAACCTCTCGCGGTGGGCCGAGTGGACTCCCATCAGGAGGAACATGGCAAGGAGAATGAGGGGTATGAGCCAGTATGCTAAAGATGCGTCCATCTCTCTCTTGTCTTTATGTAAGAAATGTGGGAGACGCTTCCAATCCAGAGGTCCCCAGGCTCCTCCCCATACACAATGATTGATCGTGATTTTAAGTATCCAGTCTTCGATGCTATACGTGTTTCCCGCTGGAAAGATGTATCCCAGGCCGACAAGGACTGGGCGGTATCTATTTGGGAAGATATCTTCCATGTTCGCAGACCCTTCATGGCGGACGACGACCTCTTTCTTTGGATTCCTCGCATTTCCACTCTTGTCGCAAAACACGGTCGGTGGATTGGTGATACCAAATCGTTCTACGGAGTCTACGTCTCCTGTAACTTCGTAGTCGACAGCGAGCGTGGCAAGGGGTATTCTAGCCAGATGATATTGACGATGGCAGCCGAATCAACCAAGATCTGGGGTCCCACCCCGTTCCTCTTTGAAGTTCATAACATTCCTCGCGGACTCATGTACGTGAAACCATTCCTCCAGTTTTCTTACATCTGGATCCCCTTTCTCAGTGTCCAGACCCCACCACGTTGGACACCCGTGCCCTTTGATGTCAACGACTATCCTGGGTTTTACGTGGACAACATGGAGGGATACAAAGCCTTTTCAAATAATGACGGTCAGATGATCCTTCTGGATCCACTGGACGACATAGTGTACTATACAGACTTCCTAGTTCTCCACACCTTTGATGGTATTCCTCTTCCAGGAACCTGGTGCCGTTTCTTCTGTCCGTGGGGATCAACGCGT